CACCATTTAGAACCTTTTGCAGATCTTTTTGAGGAGACTTATGCTCTTGTACAAAGACCACATCAGAAGAAGAAATTACGGATAGCTGCCTGGAACGACCTTTGTCGGACTAACCGGGTGGCTAGTGAGACGTGGATGTTGCACACTAAAGGAAACGTGAAGAGAGAAGAATTCGCTAAACCTGGAAAGAAACCACGGTTAGTCAACGATTTGTCAACACCTGCTTCATTGCTTGGAGCGTTGGTGACAGCATCGTTGAAACATGCTATGGAGGAAGTTCCATTGCGTATAGGTGATTCTTCTTGTCACTTCATAGCAACCCCTAATTTCGACAAATTGTCGAATGCATTTACTACTCTACACACCACCCAAAAATCTGTATATTCTATAATTTTCTCTGATGACTCTAGCTTTGTTATAGACGGTAAGAAATACAACGCTGATATCTCCAGCTGTGATACATCTCACGGTGAAGAGATTTTCAACGCTTTATTGATGATATCCCGTGGTCGTCACCGTTCTATTCTGCGCCGACTTATTAAGCAATGTAAAACTAATCTAGTCTTACAAACGCGAGAGAAGCGACAAAGACAAAAAGCTGTCTTTAAGACTAAAGTTCCAGTGCTTTATACTGGTTCGACCCTCACTACGTTGATCAATAACTTGGCTAATTTCTGTATCTTTATTTCCATAGTGCAGTCGGGTGCCAAGACCCCTGTGGAAATTATAAAGGCTGCTGCCGATGCCGGGTATGTTATAACACTGGAAGAGTGTGACAAACTCGACAAAGTGCAATTCCTCAAGCATTCACCATGTCTGGTGGATGGGATAGTAATTCCAGTATTGAACTCTGGGGTCATTCTTCGATCGTCTGGGAACTGTAAACGAGACATGCGAGCCCGTTATAAATCTCAACCTTTTTATGAGAAAGCAATTGAGACTCAAAACGGTTTAATGGCTTGTTACAAACATTCCCCTCGAACTAAACTAATTCGGAGTATGACTAGAGATTGGAGCGCTGTTCCGCTCCCTTCTTCTGAGTTCATTAAATTACTGCTGTGCAATAAAGATTATTCTTTTTTAGAGGTACCTGACCAACACTTCTTAAATAGATATGATTTAAAGCCAGTGGAGTGGGAGGAATTGTTGACCTTAAGCTCAACCGCCACTGTAGGAGACGTGATAGATTGCGCCGCTTCACGTAAAATCCTAAAAATCGACTATGGCCTCTAAGCTTTAGGTCCCCACCTCAATACATACAAC